CACCGGCCCCGACAGTGACCGTGTAAGCCGTCCCTGGAACGACCGCATAGCGCTCGTCTACGGCGCACTCCCCTCCACCGCCGCCGCCCGCGCCGTGACCTCCGGCGGCGCACTGCCCGCCGCCGCCGCCGCCCGCCGCGCCGCTAAGCCAGATCGATGTAACGCCTGCCGGTGCGGTCCAGCTTCCGCTGGACGTAAATCGCTGCGTGCCGTGCGCCTCTATCGTCGAGATAAAAACAAAGACGCTACCGCTGCACCATAAGCGCCCGCCGCTGACGTTGTACGGGCCTTCAACCGAACCCGAATACGGAAGCGTTATCGTTGTCGGTGCGGTCTGCGGTCCGCCTGAAATAAGTATTGTTTCCGAGCCGTTCGGGTCAATCGTTATCGTTCCGGTTCCGCTATTCATGACATCGCAATACCACCCGGAACCGAGAGTTGCCGCTGCCGTAATAGCGAGCGTAAATGTTCCGCTAAGAAAGATAATTTTCCCGTAATCCGATTCGATCAGCGTATCCGCGCTGACAATGGATCGCAGCGGAATCGACACCGGATAGCTCGTTCGAGACAATCCGGCGGGAATGCCGTCAATTTCGGCGATCCATCGTTTTGTGCTGTCGGCAGACCCAGTCCGGATCGCGACCGTATCCGGCAAAACCGATTCAAGTCCAGTCAGCCACGGGACGCTATTATTAAGCGGAGACAGTAGGCCGTAACTGATCGATGACAGCCCGGAATCGAGCGTACCGGAATCGAGCACAACGGTAACGGTAGTAACCGCCCCGAATGCCGATACGGATATGCGTCCGTAGACCGTTCCCGCCGTCACTGCTGCCTTTATCCGTCGCCCGACCTGGAACGCACTCGTCACGTCGCCGGCTAGCGAGAATTGAGTCGCCGAGATGTACGTCGGCGTCGGCCCGACGATCCATTGATCGATCGTTAGCGCGGTCGAATCGTTGATTGCCCGGATGTTGTCCTCCGTCCACAACGGAGAGCTCGGCGGATCGCTATCCGTCGGCGGTGCCATGACCATTTTGTACGTGCCCGTGGCAACGTAGATTGGCACCGGCGTAACGCCTGACGCAGGGAGTCCGAGCGTGTTCAAAACAATCGGATTACTGTTCGTAATCGTGCCGTCTGCGTTCTGATACGTCGTCGCTTTCGTCGATGTCCCTGCGAGATACAGGAATAATTTGTAGCCGCTGAGAGGATTGCCGTTAGCATCCTCCCACTGTTGTTTAGGGCTGGTTAATGCGTAGACGGTTGGCAAAGGGATAGCCTCCGGTAGAATGACGGAATGCGATTCGCTATCGTGCTGCTAGCGAAATTATTGGTGGCCTCGATATGGGTCGGCCTCCCGGTTCTTCTCGTCGTGCTCACGCGGCCGCACGAGGCCTGGCCATGGCTCGGCGCGCTGATCGCCGCGCCAATGATTCGCTACAGCCTGCTATCGGATGAGGGCCTATGCGCCAGGGTCATCCGGCTGCCTATTTTTCGTTCGCGAGATCGCGCAGGTAAGTTAGGCCGGTAACGCTTGGTGCGCCGCCCGGCGCAAATTGCCCGAGATCGATTTTCGGCGCACGGTCCTTCGCGATTGCTTTCAACGGACGCGTCATGAGCCCGGCCTTCTGGCCTGTCCGGAATGCCCCGACAGTATTCCCCATCGCGTCGCCAGCTGCTCCGCCCGCAGCAGCCCCTATCGGGTTCCCGCCTGTTGCCGCTGCGCCTGCGGCGCTACCGAACAGCCGGGGAAGATATGTGCTGAAAAACCGCGCGATCATATGTCCGGAGCCGCTTGGGTTCGTCGTGCCCTTGATCGGCTTGGCCAGGCGCATTGCTTCGACCACTTGATCCAATTGCTTGACGCCATCGGCACCGAACAGGATGTCGAGCTTTTCCTTTCCGATACGGGAAAGCGCGTCTTTTAATTTTCCGTGCAGGTAAATAACCGAATCGTTCGGCCCTTTTTCTTTCGACTTTGCCTTTTCGATTAGCCATTCCATTGTCGACGTTTGCGTGTCCTTCCACGCCTGGTTCCCTTGTGCGACGGTCGCCGATTCGTTCGGCCCCATCGTTATTCGAGCGCCCTTCTGCAATGTATTTTTCAGATCCCATAGTTGCGCTACGTCGGAACGCAAGACAATACGGTCCCAGGCGTCTTCTACTGCGATTTTTCGGTCGATCGGGTTTTCCTGATCGAGCAGCGAACGGATCAGTTCTTTGTTGTCGTACGTTTCTTTACGCAGCTTGTGCGCGGTGCGCGCAGTCTCGAACACGTCGCCCTTGCCGGACGACATGACGGAGTTATCAACCTCGTTCTGCAGGTTCCGGATCATTCGCAAAACCCCGGCGTCCTTCGGATCCCACCGTTCGTTTAGCCATTGCTTGAACGATTCGGCTTTCTCGATCGTCATCGGCTTTGCGCCCGGGCCTATGGCGTTCTGATCGCGTAGCCATGCCTCTGCGCCGTTGCGCAGGTTTACCGTGCTCTGGCTGGAGATAATCGCCGGTTCGTCTGCTTTCAGGTATCGCCGGATCGGCGCAAAACTGACCTTGTTTCCGATGTCGGGATTAGTCCTCGCAGCGTCGTAGGCTGCCGTCACGGCTTGCCTACTCTCGTCGCGGCCCGATCGCAGACTGTCAATAACATTCAGCCCGGCAACGCTCCGGTCGCCAGTGTTGCCGCCCATTGCAAGGGACTGGTCCTCGAGCTTTTGCCCAAACGCTCGGCTAACCCCTGCGTAGGCGTCTCGAATCGGATCGCCTCCGGCCTGATGCTCAAGCATGTTTTCGCGCGAGAAGTCGTCAAAACTCTGCGTGACCATTGCCTTGGTAGGCCTCGCACCGACACTGGTAAAAATGCCGAGTCGGGTAGCCTCTGCAGGTGTCAACGGAGTCTTGCCGGAGTTTTGTCGTACCCACGACAGAACGTTCTGTTTTGTCTCATCCGCCAGCTTTGACCAATCCAACCCGGCGGATTTTAATTCATCCTGCGCAATCGGAGACAGGTCGCCGAAGGCAATATCCCGCTGCGCTTGCGCGCCGGTTGACGGAGCCCGGGACGCAACCCACGACGATATTTTCCCGACACCGAGCAACGCCGAGCGCAGAACTTCTGGAATAGCAGCTCCGCCCGCCGCGCCGACTAGCGTGTCCTGCGCTATGTGATCCGGCCTCGCTAATACAGCTCCAACCGCCGCGCCTTGTATAGCGTTGCGAGGGACACGCATATTCATCGCCCGCCCGACTGCTCCCATTGCCGCGGGAGCTTTCAAAAGCATCGCCGGAGCTGTGCCGATCATCTCTCCGCCGAACTCGCCGGCCTTGGACGCGAAGTTGTTCGGCCCGAAATTCTTGTTGATATGGTCCTGATACGTCTTGTCCGCTTCCTGCGCGCGCGAGTCGAAATCGGCCATGTGCTCGTCGCTAATTTGCCCTGCGGCCTGCATCGCCTTTAGCCCCAGGCGCAAGACCCCGCGCCCGACTTTGCTTAACCCGTGGATTGCGCCGAGCCCGGCATCGCCAAGCAGCCGGGCATCAAGATCAGTCGGGCGCGCGCCGCCGGGCGGAGGTGCTTGCTGCTGCACTTCCTCGACCTCAAAGCCGGGCGGTAGCCTCCCGGCTTTCGGCAATGCTCCGAAATTGGATTGTCCAGGAGGGAGATTGCTGCCGTCGATCTCGAAATCTACTGGAGCGGTTGCCATGTTACGCCTCCGTCAGTTGATTGAATGCGCTCGCCCGTGTTCCTGTTTTTTGCGGTTAGGCGTGCGCCTTTCGGAGCCGAAGAAATAGAAGGCCCCGCTGAGCGAGTCGAGGGATGCTGGACGCTTGTTTCACTTTGTGCCGCAGGCGCTCCCCATTTTCTCATTGCCGGATCGTCGAATACTTTGAAATTGTCTACTACTCCCTGCCAGTCGCGTTCGAGTCGAGAGATATCTCCATCCCCCATGGCCTTGTCGTAATTCTGGTTATAGAACTTCGCTTTCGCGATCGTCAAATTATTCATCGACGTTGCCCAGTCGCGAATAAAGGCGTTAGCCTCTGGCGTATTGCCAAGTTGCAAAAAGATTTTCCGGGCGCGCTCGGCATCGCCCTCTGTCTGAATGCCCTTTGCAGCTGCTAGCAAATCATAATTCTGCTGAAACATAATCGAGTAAAACTTTTGAGCATCGCCTGCAAACTTCTCTGCATCCTTGACCCCAGCAGCAGCCAGAACGCTAGCGGCCGACGCTTTGGCTTCTGTACCCCAACCTGTCTTGTCGGCAATGGCTAGCGTGCTTTGCGCGGCCATCTGCGCGTTATTGCGCCGTGCCACATTGGACTGATCCATTGACGGCCGATATTCCTTTTCGCGAAAATCTTTATTGCTTTCGATCCGCGCGGATTCTTCGACCTTCGGCATGTTGACGTTTACGCGCTGCGCGCCGCGCTCGGCCTTGCTTAGCTGATACCGACTTACCGGCTCGTTCTCGATTACTTCCCCGTTCACGCCGTATCGAAACGGTTCTGGCGTGCCGAATGCCTCGCGCGCTATGGCGGAAGCAAACTCCGGCCGCGCGACAGCTTCGATCGGATTAGCAATCGCGTCTGGATCTGCGGTAATAACATCGTTCCGAAGCGGGCGCCCCGGGGATACCGCATTAACAGGCGCAGGAGGTCTTGGCCCGAATCGACCGCCGCCCTGCTGAAGCTTTTGCTCGTCGAACATAAGCTTTCCCAGGCTTGTTTGCGGAACGGACTGATCGAAATTCTGCTTGTTGACCGCAAGATCGTTCGCGGCCGCCGACGTTGCTCCTTGCGCTTCGCGCCGAGCCCGCGCGATGAATTCCGGTACCTCTTCTTGCGAAGAAGGTAAGGAAAACTTTTCTTGAGGGATTCCGGTATTTGCAGAAATATCTCGGCTGGCCTGCATTACATCTTCTAGCGTTGAATCCGGCCGCAAGGCAGCAACGCGTTTTGCAATGTACGCGCGCGTTTTCTCTGCCGTGTCCACGCGATCTTTGTTCACGGAAAGCCTATCGATAGTTAGCTGATGCGCAAATTTTGCCGCGTCGGCAGGACCGACAAGTCCTGACAAATTGCGCAGAGTAGCCGGTTCGTCAATCTCGCCGTTCGGGCCGAGAACCGTGGCGCGGCGAAGCTGCTGCCGTACGGCCCTGTCCTCCTGCATGTTTGAGTGTGCTTCCTGCATGTACTGCGATTGCAGCCCAAGATTGCGCAGCGTGTAGGCCTTTTCCAGCGAAGCCCCGGTATCGATCGGGGTCGAACGAAGCCCCATCGCAATAGAAGGGTCTATGGGCATCAGAACAGACCCCCGTTGTAATCCGCTACGTTAAACATCTAAATTCCCCGTCCCGCGCCTTAATCTGCTCAGGTATTGACTCGTCATATACGAATTTACGCCGGAGCCGATCGCATTACCCCAGGCATTCGCCCCGCCGATAATCCCCGCGGCCTTTGCATTGCCTTCGCCTGTCATCAGGTTTCCGATGTTGCCGGCGCTCGCCATTCCGGCCTGCCCGAGATCGGCTGCCGCTGAGCTGCCGCCACCCGATAGACCGGAGAGCATTGAGAATTTTCGATTCTTGTTCGCTGCGTTTCGGTTGAATGCCTCGCCGTATTTCGTTCCGGCGTAATCCTGGCCGAACGTCATCAAGTCCTTCAGCGTACTGCCGGATAGCAGCGTCCCGCGCGCTGCTGCGCTCTGGTCTACCGTGTTGCGCCCCTGGTCCATGCCGAACTGGTAGCCCGGTTCGGAAGCCAGATCCTGGCCCGTGAAGTCCTGCATGAGCGAGCCGAATTCGCCGGACCTCGGCGCATTGGCCCGGCTGGTTTGCCCCGGCTGCATTGGCGCGGTTCCGGGCGAGTCGATGCCGAGCATGTCAGAGAGCTTGTACAGCCCCGCGCGGCCCTGGTCGAGCCACGGCATGCGGTCTGCCCGTGCTAGATCAAACTGACGTCGCTGCTCTGCGATAGCCGCGCGCGAAGCCTCTTGCTGCGCCTTTGCGGCCTTCCCTGCCCCCATGCTGCCGAGCAGTCCGCCGACAAGGGAACCGCCCGCTCCGATCGCTGCCGCTGTAATGAATGCCATTTAGGTGTATTCCTCCGGAACAAGCAATTCATGCTCGATTTTGTTCATGTCGGTCTCGCGCGTTCGGTGCAGGTTTGCCCACACGTAATCCGTATGCGCGTGCAATGCCCGCTTGGACCCCGGCATTGCATGCACGATGTACGGCGCGTCAAGAGTTTTAACGTTACCGTCAATCGTTACGGAAACGGTACCCTTCGAAAGCACGCACACGTGCTCCGTCCGGTGGATTCTGCCGGTGATCGTCACGCCTGCTGGAACGTGCATCTCGCGGATATACAGCCCGGGCGCGAAGTAGTGCACTAGCCGGATGTCCACCTGCGTCATGCGGCGCAGATGCGCCTCTAACGCCATGACTTTGCCGCGCATTGCCAGTGCCGGAAGGCTCGGCCCTGTGTGCAGTGCGAGCGTTGTCACGCGGCGCTGCCGTCCGCGTACACCCAGGTTACAGGCGTTACTGCGGATACGTACATCGGCCTGCCGACCGTCGTGCTCCAATATTGAGAACCGAGCTTGACGCCAGTAGTCGGCCGGTTCGCTGTCGTTCCGCTTTGGGGAGTCGAGATTGAATCGGCGAGTTTGCTGAAAAACTGATACCAGATCGGGCGTACCGTGCCGCCGTCGGCAATTGCCTCGATCGGCGTCGGCGCGTTAATAATCGGCATTATTTGCTTGTGTCCAGGAACGCGCCGATAAAAACCGTATTGACCGGATCGGTAACCGAAACTTCGAACAGCCAGTCAATCGCTGTCCCCAGGCGTCGCCAGATAGCTCGCCGTTGATACACGCCCTGCGCACCGAACCCGGAAAATAATTGGTTCGACCAGCTATGGCCGCCGTCCTTCGACGTGCGCAGCATAATTTGAGGATTACTGCCCTGTCCGTTTGGCCGCCCTACGCCCATTTCCATGTCGATCCAAAGTTGCGAAACGCCAAACGGGTTTTGGTCGAAGACGTGCTTTCCGATAATTTTGCGGACGATCGTCTCGCCGTTGTCGGTGTAGACCTCGCTGTCGATCGTATAAAGCTTGCCGGTCGAATAGTCGGTTACGCGCGCCTTGTTGATCCAGTTGACGCCGATCGCTGCCAGATGTCGCGCGCCGCTTGTGCCGGTCGATAGGACTGACCATTTATGAGTCAGTCCGTCGAACAACCAAGATTTGCCCGCTATCGGGAAGCTGATCTCGTACATCGGATGCCCGCCTAGCATGTAGGCGTAGGCTGTCGCATCCTCTACGGCACTGTACTGGTTGATCAGGTAGTCCAGCTCCGGCGTCGATATCGGAACCGGCTGATAGCCCTGCAGGCTGCAAATTTGAACTTGTCCGAGCGAGTTTCGCGCGAGGAATGCACATGAGCTGCCGTACTTGACTAGCGAGCGCTTGGCTGCCAGTCCCCATTGCGCTACCGCGCCCTGGATCGGCGAGAACGGCAGGTTAGGATCGCCGGAAACGCTCCAGAATTCGATGGTGAGCTGTCCGGCTAGCATCAATTGACCGTTGACGACGAACACCGACACCAGGGGATCGGGTGACGCCTCGGCCGTCGCGAAGTTAAGCGATGGCCATGACGTGGCGTATTGGTCGGACCATCTGAACCGCCCAGGCGTAGCCGGATCGTCCACGATCTGACGCCCGCCCAGAAAATCGCACGTCGACGCACCGGCAGGGAAATCAGCATCGATGATGGTCGTAAACGTCGATGCCGCTGTATTCCAATAATATCCGCCGGTGCCGTCCACGATCAGGATGCGCGTGCCGTCGTCCGTCATCGCAACGCGATTGGACGTCGTGCCGAGCGCGCCGAGCGAGACCAGCGTTCCGCCGTTGTCCAGGCTGTAGAGCGTGCCACGGTGCACCGCATAGAGCAGATCGGACACGTTGATAACCCGCATCCCCCGGATCGGCGTCTCGCCGAAGTCCTTGGTCAGCGTTAGCCCTGGCGTTGGATAGAACGCTACGCGCGTCTTGTCCTCGTCCGGCTGGATTTCGGCGTACAGGTTCCAAGTCGTTTGTCCAGTGACGTTCGGAGATTTGCCCTGCTGGCCAAGCCCGAATAGAGGGAATCTCACCGGTTCATCCTCATATATTCATCCACCATCCGTAAGGCATTCCCTGGTTCGCGCGATCGGTCAACCCTGAATCGAAGCTAGCCGTAACCTGCTGCTGATTGATCCGCTTTACCGCCGCTTTCGATTGCATCGCGCCGCGAAGAATCTCAGGCGTAGGCGGTCGGCCGAACGAAGGCGCAATATCAACCGCAAGATTGAAGATCAGCATCTTCTTGTAGCCCGGCGGCAAAGCGAGCAAGTCGGTTGTCGATGCAAAACTCTGGATCTCCAGATAGCTCGTAAAGTAGAGCTGCATTCCAGCCTGGAACGGCACCGGGTAAAGCGTGATCGATCCGAGCGGTATCTGCGGATCGTAAAACAGCGTACTCGGCATGCCCTGGATCGAGGGAACTGAAACGCCGTTCATTTGCTGCTGGCTCACCAGCCGAATCGGGAACCGTACTGTCTGATGGAGCACGAAAGCATCGATCAATTTGATCGGTCGATCGGTATTGAATGTCCCGGACGGACCGACTGTGTAAGTCGCGGTGCCGGATGTCAGCGGGAAGTTTTGTTGCCTCTGCGCGAAGCAGGCAAGCCGCTCCAGCCGCAGTGATTCCAGCATCAGATTAAGCGCATCAAATGCCTCTTGTTCGTCCCCGCTGGAAACCGTGTCCTGCTGGCCTAGGTATAAAATCAGCCCGAGAGCCTTTCGAACGATATCCCCGGCTGTCGTAACGGCCATACGTCACCCCCAAAAGAAACGGCGGAGCCGAAGCCCCGCCGTTAAAGGCACAACAGGAGAGAGTTACACGAACAGACGCGCGATCGGACCTACATCGGTTGTAAACGTCGTCGGAGGCGTGATCGCGGGGACCGTTCCGAACGTGCCGACGGTCGATTGCGTCATCTGGTTGCCGCCGTTCGCCGCCGCCCAGGTCCGCAGCGTGTCCGTGGTGCCGTTCGCTTGATAGCTGAGGAAATAACGTCCGGGCACCAAGACCGGAGCGGACAAGAAATTGCGGTTTTGGAAGGCGTTAGCGCCCGCCGTTACCGCGCCTGCAACCGCAGAGGTTGTAATCAGATTGCCGGCCGAGTCATACAGCGCGACAAGGCCGTTGTTGGTGCCGACCGTAGCGCCGTTAAGAACGCCAATACCGGTCCATTGCGCAATATGCGCCACCTGGATCTCGCACGTGTAAACGGTACCCGCCACCAGCGTCGTGTTGGAGCCGAGCGAGGCGAACGCCTGGATAGTCCCGTTGGGCAAAATTCGCGGCCCTTGCGGAACCGTCGGTGCGCTGACTCCTGACGCCAGAACAGGTCCGAAATTACCGCCGATCGTTGCATACCCGATAGGCGTGATCGCCGGCCACGAATCGACCGGAGTAGCATTCTGAGTCGCGAGGCCCTGCGCCACCAAGGCTGATTCGGTAGCATCAGGGAATGAGACGATCGCGCCGGAGGCAAAGCCTTGATAGGCGCGGAGTAGAGTAACGGCCATAATTTTCTCCTTGATCTATAAATGATTAGGCAAGGACGCGAACGGCTAATTCCGGGTACGTCGCCGCCCAGGCAAACAAAACGTCAATGCGCATGAATGACGAGTCGTTGATCGCGTCGTAGGCCTCGACCACCCGCACCGAGAACCCGTTACTCGTCTCGCGATATGCGCGCGGGCCGAGGCCGGACGGCATCCACATGGGAACGCAAGCCAAGGTAAAGGCGTCGGGATGGAATGCCACGTTCACGTCATAGATAGCGCTAGCCGCACTGTTGGTGATCAAAAAGTTACCCGCAGTCGATACACCGCTGACGTTTTGAAACACGCCCGTCGCGACGGCTGTAGGGCTAACCGGAATCGATGTTGCGCCGGCAGCAAGATCCGATGTCACGACGAACTGCATTAGCACGCCGGTTGATACGCGCGATTGTGCGTTAACCGAAAACACGCCCGGGAACGTGACAACAGTTCCGCGCGAAATCGTTCCCGCCGTTCCCGTTACCGCGAACGCGGCACCCGTACCGCCAACAGTTGTCGCCGAACCGGTAGCAACCTGCGCGCCGTTAGTGTGGCGCGCAACGTTCTGGTCCATCCCCATATCCAGACCGAACGCGTCGACCATCAGGCCCGATTTGTATTGCTTGTCGAGCTGACCCTGACTGTTGAACAATCCAGAAAAACCGGACACGAGGCTCGCATTCAGCGCCGGCCCCATGATCAGAGCGCGCGTACGGTCCCTTGGCGCGCTCATCTCGTCCAGTCGTTGGTTAGCCGCCGCAACCAACTGAGTCGCGGCTAGTTGCGTCGCCGGAGGCGTGCCGGCCGTCCCTACTTGGTTGAATACCGCCGTTTCCGCAAGCGCGAGACCTTGACGGTCGATCTCGTTCGCGACTGGTGCCATTGCCGCGTAAATTTTCTTGTCCAGCTGCGTGAGCGATAGTGTGCGCTCGGCAGAGGTAAACGAGAGGTCGACCCCGCCTTGCGTGAGCGTCAGAGGAACCGTGCTCTCTACCGTTGCCTGCGGGACTCCGACCGAGCCGGCCCGGTACGTGTACCGGGGAGGGCGCTTGATCATAATTGTATTTCCGGGCGCGTAGCCCCGTGACATATTCGAATCGAATTCTGTCTCGTATTCTCTGTTGACCTTGCTCGAAAACGTCAGCATGTTTTCGAGAACAGCAAGCGCGGTTTTCGCGACGATGGTGCTTGTTGCCAGTACGTTTGACATTTGATTAGCTCCTGAAAGTCAGGACGAAAAAAAACCGCCTGTTGGCGGTCGTTTCGTCGGATGGTTTTTAGCGAGCCCAGAAAGCCCCGCGGGCCTTCGCTCTCGCCTTGAATTCGTCCATGCCGAGCTTTTCCAATGCCTTTGGTGCAGCACTACCAGACCCGATGGGCGTAATAGGCGCAGGCGCTTTACTCATTTGTGAAGTTTCCGGAGTTGCGAGCGTGTCCTCGATCTTTCCGATAGCTTTGATCTGGCTAGCCGGGGAAAGCTTGGAGATGCGCTCGACCTCCTGCGGATTCTTCGCAAGATGGTACTGGAGCTTTGCAGACAGTTCGCTATCGAGGATGGCTTCCACCATCGCAGCGCTAACGGGTATTTCGGCCGAGTCGACGACGTCGTCGAAGTCAGGCAGTTCGGCCCTTGCCTTTATTTGATTCTGTTGATGTTTCGATACGCGATCGGTTTGGAGTTGCTGCTGCGTTTGGTCCGATCGTTCCGCCCTGATCGTCTGACGGGTTTTGAACTCGGTGCGCGCGTCGATATAGGTTTCGTAGTCGTCGAAATCTTCGCGCCTTGGTGCAGCATCCGCTGCAGGCGTTGGCTGTATTGCCGGCTCTTGCCGCTGGTCTGCCATGCGCCGGTACAGATCGGCCTCGGTTTCCTTTCTCGTGAGATGCCGCGTGTTGCTTTTTGCCTTCTTTACGATTTTGTCTACTTCTTCCTGCGAATACGTTTTTGCAGGCTTTTCTTCCTCTACAACAGGATTTTCTGCTTCGACCTGGTCGAATTCCTCTACTGCTGCGGCCTCGATGGCTTCGATAGGCGTGACTACGCCCGCCTCTGTTGCTTCAGGCATTGTGATGCTCCTAGAAGGATGCGGCGCTTCTCAGCGCGGCTTTAGCGCGTCCGGGTTACGGAGCGGGCTTTATGTTGGCGTCAGACGGGACGCCAGAACCGGCAGTTCAAACGCTTAATAGTCTCGGCAGTACCGCCTGGTACGCGCCAATGGGGGAGTACCCTGGACGAGCGCGGCCGTTTTTCAAATCCACGCCCTGAACGTAAGTTCCAGACACGGCAAGCGGGTTTATCGCGCTAAGCGACGCAAGTGTTGCAGTTGTAGGAATCGCCAAGCTTCCATCTGGCAAGCTGATAAATGCAGTTGCATTTACGGCCACGTCGTTTGCTCCAGTTGTTCCGCCCGCCGCGCATAACGAGCGTGCGTTGAAATTGATTGTGCTAGACACGTTGTAATCAACTCCAATTGCAACGCCGGCCGCTCTGTGAATAATGTTGTTGCGTACGTCCATCGGATCAAACAGACTAGAACCGCCGATGCCAAGGCCGTTGCTGTTAAGAATTGTATTGTTATAGATTTTGCAAAGATTGCCAGCATTAACGTTTATTGCTGGTCGCGTCGTAAACACTACGCAATCGCCGCTGCTGACGTTGCCGTAAAACACATTGTTGCTGCCCTTATTCGACACGTAGCCTTCGCCCGAGCAATTAAGCGTTACGTTGTTGCGCGCCGTGCACCCGGCTGTCTGATTGTCGAATCCGATGCCGCTTGAATCTACATTTCCGTATTGTCGAATTACAGTATTATTTTCCGCAAGGATTCCATCTGCGTAGGTATACGACATAAACACCAGCGCAAGACCGGTTAGCGTCGCCCCGGTGTCGACATTCAAATTAATGTAAATGGTATTCGGCGAGCCTGGAACAACGCCCCATTCAAACGCGCCGGGGGTACTTTGTAATCCGGCCGTTTGCGGAAGGAATCGACCGTCAGCGCCATCCCAGCCAGCCCTCAGCACTAACCTGGCATCGGTGCGCGAGTACACTGTTCCGGAAACTTTGCTGAATATGTTTTGCGACCCGTTTGACTGAACGTATTCCGGATACACCCCGATTCCCCAAGAAACTTTGCGGAAACCGCAATCTGTAATTCTGTTACCCCAAATATGAACCGAGCGCGCGCCGTTCAGCTTCGTGCGAATTTCCTCCATGCCGATGCCATAACCGCCCCAGTTTGTAATGGTATTGTCTTCGAGCGTAATCGCGTTGTCGCCCATATCCACGGTTGCGCCAGTGCCGAAAATCGCGATGCCGTTGTTGTTGGCTGAATCTTGCACTGGACCACCGATTAATTCATTACGCCGAAGGCAAACCCCGGTACAGTCAGCTGCGGTTTGGGTTATGGACATGCCATTCGTGTAGCTTGCCGCCGCGCTTTGTCCAGTCGAGCGAATGCCATCGACTACAACGTTGCGCGTGTTGGAAACGCTGACCACGACGGTAGGAGCCTGCGCCGAAACCTCTGCATCAGTGGTCGCATACCACGTAACCCAACCGGTAGTAAATTGCCCTGGGTTACCCGACGATCCGGTCAATGCCGCGATTCTACTGGTGCCCCGGCGAATAACGCACACGCGGCCGTTTACTGCGCCTACCTGAATGCTTCTTGGGCTGCCCTGCGAGCCGGAACCATCTGCGAGCGCGCTAAAATCAATATGGATCAGGTTTTTTGAGCGAAAAACGACAGTCCCGCAAGTAGGCGTCGCATCCTCTGCTGCTCCCGGCCAATTAGAACCCGGCTCGGCACCCAATACGCCACCGTTGATGCAGTGATAAGCGCTGATCGCCGTGCCGTCGCCGGGCGTGCCGGTGTTGGTTCCGTTGAGCAGCTGCGCTGGCAATACAAGGTCGCCTCGATTGACCGCTAGTCCGTTAGCGTAATAGACGATTTTAGGGCCGCGACCGATTTTGGAATAACTGAGATTATAGTTCCAGGGCATATTTATTAATCCGCGATCAGCGCGCCGTATTTGATGCTAGCCATTGTGCCGGCGCACGTGATGTTGAGCTTCCACGATCCGTTTTTGGATTCGAGCACGCCACCCGGTGGAGTCCAGGTTGCAAACGATCCGGTAGCTAAGGTCGTCATGCCAAGCGTGAGGAAATCAAGAATGGTCGTACCGTCTTTGATTGTGCAGGCCGTAAAAGCAGAACCGCTGCCGTTAAAGATCGAAATACCGTATAGCTTATTTCCTGCATTACCGCCGAGCAATGCCAAAGTAATATCTACTGCTGTAGTTACTGCCGACCCACTCGCGTAGGTGCCCGGCCCGGTAACCTCCAGTAGCCCCAGCGATTGATTTTCTCCGTATATGAGCGACTGCATATAGACGTTTGCCGCTCCCGCCGTGCCCTTCCAAGGTGTCAATGGCATGCTATAAATTCCTTTTAGACGGTCAGGTAAAGAACATTGCTCCACGCCGACACAAGGTCCGGTGGCAAGGCAATTGAAGGAGGAATATCGATTCTGAGCACGGACGCAGCAGTAGCGCTGGTTGCACGCACGTACATTTCGGTCTCGACAATGTTGGACGCGGGCGCGATAACAACCCCGCTTGGCCAAGCAATCCACTCCGCCTGATTATTAATAACCGCGCTCTGCTTCGACAACGTGTATTCAACCGTTACGTTCGCATTCGTACCCGGCGTAACCGTAACAAGAGAACCTTGCGCCGCGAAAAAAGGACCGGTTGACAAATTTAATGGCAACGGATAATTAATAAATGGCATTTACATTCCTTCAGGCGGGAAAAAACCGCCTGCTGGCGGTTGTTGTTGGGTCGGCATCTGTTGCTGCGCAGAGAGTTGATCGACGGCAGGGACAACGTGATCTGCAATGTTGCTCAGCGCGGCCTCGATTTGCTGAATCCTGCCGCCGAGTTCCTCGAACGGAGTGAGCATCAGTTTCATTTGCTCCAGCACCACGGATACCGCATTACCCTCCTGCGCGATGCGCTCCTTGCTGTCGATCTCGTACCGTTTCAGGTCGAGCTCGGCCTGCTTGTCGTCTAGCGCCTGCTCCTGCGCTTGCGCGTGGCCTTGCAGCGCTTGGATAACCTGCATCTGCTGATCCATCTGCTGCTGGATCTGCGGAGGAACCGGATTCTTTTCCTCGTCCTGCGTGATTTGCGCCGGTATCGTGCGCTTCAGTCGCTCGGCCATTTCCTCGGCCTGCGGCCAATCCATATTGCGCACGATCAAATCGCCAGCAACGTCCATGGCTTTCGGGTAGCTCTGAGCCATCTGCAGCATGCCCTCTACGGCCTCCTGGCGCTTCGTGCTGTAACTCGGGCCGACGGATACCGTAACGTCGTACTTGCCGCGCGTCAGGTCGTTCAAGACGCGTTTGATAGCGCCGGTCCGCTCATCGACCTCCGGCATTTGCATCGGCTGATTGATCTGCGCATGATCGACCTTTTCGTCGTCGCCCATGATGCTGACTACGCGCGAGGTATCGTATACGCGAGGGATCATGGCGAGGATGCACCGCCCCGCATGCCGTATAGAGCGCGCGAGATTGTCCGAGTAGTGAAAGTTCGCAACGTCGCCCTGCATCTGTTGCGAGCGCTCCTGAATGCCACTGGTGGCATTGCCGCGGGCGCCGAGCGAGCTGTCGAACAATCCAGTAGTTGCTTTGATGTTGTCGGAGGCGTGCATGGCCATGTTCATCATCCCGGAGGGGATGTCGGCCATCGGCTGCCGCTGCGGCGCAGGCGCTAGCGTTCCCTCGATCGTGACCGGCTTATATTGCAAGTACGGGAACGTGCGACGGTTCGCCTGCTGCCAGTCTAATTCATAGCCCTCGAACTGCCCTTCCGCGCCAATGAACGGCGCGCGCGGGATTAGCGCGACTTGTTCGGTTGCTGCAGTGATCCAGAAATTATATGTTTTCTGCGGGTCTTTCGCGTACCGCACGACACCGCTACGCCGGATCTTGCCGTCGATGTCCCACTCGTCTCCGTAGACCGGAAAAACGGGAATCCATCGGCACGGAATCTCGGCGCGTTCGAGGATTTTTGCTCCCGTCATTTTGTACCACATGACTTTTCGCTTGGCGCTCTGGCGCGACTGCAGCATATCCGCCGAAATGCCGGACGGTAGATCGAACGTCGTCGATCCGTCCGGCAGGCGGTAGAGCGTCGCCTTACTCATCTCGATGCGGTAGTACTCGGCAACGCGCACAGTCTCTGTGCACGTCCACGAAACCGTATCGCCGGTCCCGGTTGAAATATCGTTGCTTCCGGCGGCCTCTTCGCCGTACTGCCGGATAAATGCCTTGCGCTCGATCTGCTCGGTCAACATGCAGCGCATCTGGTCGCTGCCGTCCGGTTCCCCTGCGAACGGGTCGCAGTAGACCGTAAACGGGTTACGAATGCGCTTAAACCGGATGTCCTGGTCGAAGCTTGTTTCGTCGCAATATTCGGTGATTAAACGGAAATATCCGAACCCGCAGGCTGCAGCGCAATTGACCGCGGTATCGTAGGCGACATCCGCATTCGAGGCGTACTCGATATGACGAATCATTCCCTGCTCGACCTCTGCCGTGTCGATGTCTGCGCCGTCGTCGACCGGATGAACTTTGATGCCCGGCTTGTTTTGCCGCTGTTGGTTCGTAACCTGGTGCAGGAAAGTAACGAGCTTGTTCACGGTCAAGCACGGGCGACCTTCGGCCTGGCGGTTAACCTTGTCAGCGCTGTCCCACTGATTGCCGGTTAGAAATTCGAGATCGTCGAGCGCGTCAACGCGGTTCTCGCTTTCGAAATCAGTGCAAAGCGTCAGAAAATCCTTGGCCTCCGCCAGGATATCCTCGTCGGACGTGGCCTCACCCTCCTTCGCGTCGTTATCGTCTGAAGGCGAGTCTTGCATATAAAACCCTTCAATGTTTAATTGGAACGAACGGCCGTGCCATCAGCAGCGGATCCGACTGGATAGTCGAGAACCCGAATTGCTCATAAAAGCACATCAGATCCGATAGAAGGATATTGTCCTCGACCGGCCGGCACTCGATCATCAGTACGGTCTGCTCGCAATCGGCTTCCCGACAAACAGATTCGAGCAATGCGGTAGCGTGCCCTTTGCGCCGGTGCTCAGGATCGACGTACACGTTGATAATCTCGCGGAATCGATCGCGAAAGCGCGGCGCGACAACAAAGCTGTCGCATACGATCAGCGTCGCTGGCCCGTTGCTGCGCTCGCCGGAGATCATGCCATTCATGCCATTCATGCCATCGATTATGACATCCATGAGCCTTGGCCAACCATCATCCCGAACTCATCGCGCGGCGCTTCCTGCTTCTTTTTTGGCTCTTTCACAAGCCCCGGGAATAGCTCCGAGATTGCCCATATCAGCGCATCCGCCCTGTTCGGCGATTGGGTACCCAGGTAGCCGAAAGTCGAAAACGCGGTCAATTCGTCTTCGAGCTCGGCAAACAGCCCGACGTGGCGCACTTTGCCGGCCTCGTAGAGAGCTGAGATAGGCTCTGCGCGCACGGCCTTCCCTCTGCTAGCCTGCACGGACTTGAATGGCGTACGCGGCCGCGCAACCTGTATTGTTTGCTTTACCATTGCCCCGCCGTAATTGACCTCGCCGACGATTACATCGGCATCGTGCCGATCGTATGCGCTGGTCGCAACCGCGCCCCAGGTTTTGGGACCGGCCTTGACTGTGCAATCTTCGAGCACGTAGGCGTTGCCGTCGGTCCCGAGCGCGGCAACGATGATGCCGATTGCATCGTTGTCGGCGTTGTCTACGTCGTCGGACCCGGACGGGTCGACGGCCACAACAACGCGCACGAACGCGGGCACCTCGCCGTCGAGTACGCGCCACTTGTCGATCGTCTCGTCGGCGAATAGTGCATTCGGTGTAGCGTCGGCGAACTCGCCCCGCAAAAATCGCTTCTGCAGCCGAGGAGAGAGCCCTTGCAGCGTCCCGATGTAGCCCGGCGGCAGGTTCTCGACGTTGTCGGCAGGATTAATCAGGAACCAAGCATAGTCGCTCGCTTGCGCGAGCGGGCGCCTCGTCTCCGGGTCGCGCTTTTCGACGAATAGCCGATACGTCCAATGCGATTTGCTCGGCGGGTTCGCGTCGTAGTACATGCGAGGCTTGAGCTTTTCGGCGGCGCGGCCTGGTAGCGCCTGGTCGATGCTTTGCGCGAGTCGCGTTACGGCTAAATCGCGCGAGCCCTGCGGGATCTGCGAGCACTCGTTCAGATAGATCGTTGCGAATTCCTGACCGAGTATTTTCTCGGTGCGCTCCTTGTCGTCCAGACCGCCGAACCAGATCTGTGAGCCGTTTTCGAGCTCGGCAAACCAATCTGTCCTGTCCATGCGGTATTTGATGCCTGGGAATGCCGTTTGCATGACTTTTGGGAACGTGTCCTGCACGATCGAGCCCTTCACGTGATTGAAGCGGAACCGCAGTACCGCATGGCGGCTTCTTGGCGCTTTGAGGGCGCGTATCACGATATTTCGGATCAACAGGAACGTCTTGCCGGATCGAGCGCCGCCCAAAAGCATGACGTGAGTAGCGTCGCCGGCAAGAATGTGCTGCGCCTCGTTTTGCTTCGCTGTCAGATGCACCGTTACAGCTTCTCGTCTACTTGACTCAGCTGCAGGACAACCGCGCCCTTGTGCTCGTGCTCCATTTTGTCGCCATATTTATCGGGTGACATTCTGCCGAGAACCCACTTGCGCGCGTCGATCTGTACGCGCGCCTTTGCCGGATCGGTGCACGAGTCCGCGATCTCGATGCACTGATCGAAGTAGTGCGACGCCTGATCTACTCGCGCGTCGTCGTGCTGCTCGCGGAACGCCGGGTCTGCCTTCATCTCCCGCTCTACGCTGCGCCTGCCCGGCATGCCCTGCATGCGGCAGATCTCCCGCATGCTGACACCGCTAGCGAGCAGTTCGCAGATGCGATTTCGGATGGATTGGTCGACCACAACGGCCCTTTCTGGAGCGCCGAATGAAAACGCCCCGGGGGTTAGCCGAGGCGTTACGTTTCCGCAGGGTATAAGATTCCTAAACCTGTCAGACCGGATTCTGACATACCCGGCAAGGGGACGTCAACATCATTTAGCGCCTGATCCTTTGCTTTCGCCTTTGCTTTCGCCTTTGCTTTCGCCTTTGCTTGAAAAGCAAAGCAGCATCACTGCAGCCCCTTTGCCGCCATCGAAACGGACAGTTGTTTGATAGCCCTGTCGTAGGCATCCTCGAAGCGGACGCCTGAATCGACACGCCAGAACGATTGCAGGTAGGCATGGTTGACCGCGTCGCGTTCGATGCGCGGTAGATCCAGGATCGCCGTATCAGTTGCCCTGGCGCTTGAGACGTCTACCTGCGCACACATGTCGTCGAACGTAGTTGCGCCGCGCATTCCGAACCGGCCCTTGCCATAGCCGCGCTGATCGTGGGAGGCACGCATCCACCGCGCCCACACCCCCAGGTAATACTCGACTACGTCGACGGGTAGATCGCGCATGGGTCTTGTCTTGCGGGCGAGTGCTGATTGCATTTCATCCTTCGATCAGATAGCAGAGC